ACTCCACCTGACTATATTGACCCTGAGAAAGAGAAAATAGCCAATGAGAGGGCTTTAGCGAGGGCTGAACAATGATTCCAAATCCTTGGGTAATTTTGGGCGTTTTACTTGCTTTGGCTGGTTTCTATGGCTATGGACACCATAGAGGGTGGGATGATAGGGATATTGAGATGCAAGCCGAGATTGCGGTCAAGAATGAGGAAGCAAGGGTAAAGGAACAGGAACTTGCTAAACAGTTAAATGAACAGTCATCTAAACTTTTGGAGGCAAATAATGTCATCAATGAAAAACAGTCTTCTCTTGATCGGGCTATTCGTGCTGGTAGGGTGCGCCTCCCGACCCCAAGTTGCCCACAAACCAATGCAAGTTCCACCCCTTCCAGCGGAGATAGCGCAAAAGCGGGAAGCGAATCTGACACAGAGGTTCTCCGACTTATTGCTCAAATCATCGCAGACGGAGACAAAGCCATCAACCAACTCAACGCCTGTATCGATGCCTACCAAGCAGTAATGGAGAAGAATAATGGCACTAACCGCTGAAAAACTACAAAAACTCCATATTGGTGCTGAGTGGGTAGATGCTCTAAATGAGACATTTTCTCGTTTTGACATTACCTCTAACAACCAACAAGCGATGTTTATTGGTCAATGTTCGCATGAGTGCGGTAACTTTAAGTTATTGGAAGAGAATCTGAACTATCGTGCCGCCACCCTGATGAAACTATGGCCTAAACGCTTTCCTACTCAGGAGATTGCCAATGCGTATGACAGGAATCCAAAGAAGATCGCCAACATGGTCTACTCCTCTCGTATGGGCAATAGGGATGAGGCTAGTGGTGATGGGTATCGTTTTCGTGGGCGTGGCTGTATTCAACTTACTGGTCACGCTAATTATTTTCATGCTGGTCAGGCTTTGGGGGTGGATTTTGTGTCTAACCCTGATTTGGTTAGCGCTCCAAAGTATGCCGCCCTCACAGCAGGTTGGTTTTGGTCAACCCACAAATGCAATCCTCCAGCGGATGCCCTTGACTACGTTAAAGTCACCAAGATAATCAATGGTGGAACTATTGGCTTGGATGACAGGATAAAGCACGTTCAACAGGCTTTAGCAGTCCTTGCCTAGTCACTATTCATGTAGAGGATAGCAAGGATTATCCCTATCCCTACTATAAATCCAAGGAAAAGAAGAGCAAAGAGGATTAGGATGCCCTCTATCATGCTTATTTCACCCTATCCTTAATAACCTCTTCCAAGGACTTAAAAAGGGTAAATATGGCACTTAGGAAGGCAGGAGCAATCATTCCTGCTACAAAGATTAGGACTTCAGACATTGGGTTCTCCAATCATTCGTTTAATGGTGAATAAATCAGCATACTGTGGATATCTTGCAATCCATAATCTAGCATAGAAAGCAATGTAATCGTTGGATATTTTGAAGTCATCGCCCGTGGTGACGATGGAGACTTCCCAACGGATTCGGTTAATGATTAACCAATGACTGATCTTTTTGCGACCTTTTTGGATGGCTTCCAAGGAGAATTTCTCAAAGTATTGCCAAACCTCTGGATTCTCGCAATGCCACTTCCACCACTCTCGTTTACGCTCATCAAAACTCTTCACATTAACTCCTATTATCAAGTGATGTTATCCCAAATATTGACCCGCCTTTGGAAACAGTTTGTAACCTATTTCGTTAGAAATCTTCCACAACTTTGCACTACCATCTTTTTCCCAATTTACTTCTTTGTCTGTATCAAAATACATAACACCAAAAAACACTAACGGGTCATCATATTCCCCATATTCCCCATCCCACATCTCAATACAGTCGCAATTAGAAATCCAAAATTGCTTTCCTTTGTATTCAAAGTCTGGTTTTTTTGGTTTCTTCTTGCGAACAAAAAAGGCGTTGTATGTCATTGTGTTTACCAAAAAGATGAGGTACTAAGTCTGCACCGACATTTGGGAGTCCAAACCTGTTGTGTCGGCATCCGTCCGTTCCCTCAATATCTACATCAGAAAGGCACGTCTTCGTCTTCTCTTTCTTGCCTTGTTTTACCATGTCCATAGGGGATTTTGCTAGGCGGTTGTGCATCCTTTGGAGACAATGCTAACCCCATGAACTTACCTGTCTTACCTTCCTTGATCCAAGCAGATAACCAGTAATCTGTGCCATCCACCATGATCGAACCCTTATAGTCAGGATGCTTTGACTCTTCTTTCTTGTCGTTCTTGAACAAAACGCCTGAGTTATCCCTTACTTTATTTTCCATATTAACCTCGTAATTCCTTAACTTTGTTTAACTTGTCATCTAGTTCGCTTAAGAACTTGATAACCTCTTTTTCCAGCGTTGCAATGTAGGCATCATCACGCACAAAACGCTTGATCACCAATTGCAATTCTGCGGGAAACCTTGGATCAAATGAACACAAATCTGTCCAGTTAGCCCTTGTACAAGCCATCTGCCATTGAACTTGAGCCTTATATTGATCGTCAATACCACCTAAGATGCTTTCCAAATGTGTGTGAGACATCGGGCATTTTAGTTCTACTAAACCACCACCTTCAAAAACAAGTCCGTCAGGTGATGCGCCAGCCTGCTCAATTGTTGGATGGTTAACAAATGCTACTTGGTCTACCAAAACGCCCATTCTGGCTTCATAGGCGGCTCTAGCAAAGGGTTCTTGCTCAGTTCCCCAGTTCATAGCATCGTTTGTGTATGACTCTGCTACTGTGTTTGTCAGGCGTTCCAAAAGCAACTGAGTCATGTATTTGTCTCTGCTAGTGGAATAGCCTGTCTTTGTGGTGGCAACAATGTCCTTGACTCGACTAGCAGTCACTTTGCCTAGACGCAATTGTTTCCAAGCATCACTACCTTGGATAATCTCTTCACTCATTCTGCCCTCGCCTTCAACATTGCATCTGATATTTTGTAGGCTTGATCAGCAAATTCTTTTGGGGTTGCCTTCAGAGATATTTCTGCCAACATTCCTTGCAATGCTTTAGCCGCAAAGTAATCACGCAAGGTCATGCCTGACTGTGCAAAGTGAATAAAATCTTTATCCTCGCTATGTGGACGAGCAAATGCTGGTTCTAAGTCTTTTTTCATTTCAATTCCTTTTTCTTAGCATCCTTGGCGGCAATCATCTTGGTCTGCCATGCTTTGTTTCCATCACAGGCGGCAAACGCTTCGATGTAGATGTACTTTAGTTGTTCAAGGCTTGTAGTGGCTTCTATGGCGGCAATGTAGTCAAGCATCCGTCCTTCATCAGGAGTGCCTTCATCATTCTCGTTTTCACCAAGGGGCAAATCCTCACCGCTAAAAATGTATAACCCAAGTCCATGTAAAGCCAATCCTTTGGTCATGCAACGCATGATTGCTGTATTGACTGCAAATGCGTCTGGATTAGGAATTGCTTTGTTGCGATAGTCCATCACGGGAAGTTGGCAAGTCATTGGTTTGCCAAACATTGTGACTGTTACCATCACCATCGCTGTGCCATTGATGTCTACATAGGGCTTGCCTTCAAACATCTCTATTTTGTATGTGGCTTCAGGATCGGCTTTTAGTGCCTCTGCCCATGCCCACGCCCATGAAAGATATGTAAGACCATTCTTCTTCTCTGTATGCTCGTTGACATTTGTCTTGAGCATTGATAACACTTGTTCACTATTCATAATTAACTCCTATTTTGTTGACTCTGTTTAACTTGCTGTTCACCTATCCAATGTGCCAACATAACCAGATCATTGTTGATTCTGTTTATGTCTAACACAAATCCATCATACTTCTTGTTCATGCACTTTTTATCTAGGGATTTCACCGATTGTTCTATCCGCATCAATATGGTTGAGTAGTCGTTCAAAAGTATCTCCAAATGGCAACCGACACCATGCTGATGACAGTAATTAGTCCAAATAAAACCCAAACATCGTTGATGTGAGGTGCTGAGTAGTAAGGCCCTTCAAACACGCCTTCGTTGACGTATTGCTTAGGAAAGGCAGTCTCCAATGTGCGAGGGAACATTCTTGTTGTCCCCATGAGTTCGTTATCCATTCCATACCTCCTGTGCTATTTCTTGTCTGCAATCTGCGTCCAAGTATTTAAATTCAACAAAGTGATTTTCGTGGCAACAAACCATCTTCTCACCCTGCGGTTCAAGGCAGTAACAGCAAAAGTAGACATTCCACAAATCATCATAGATGTCTTGTAGTTCATTCTTCAGTTTCATTGTTTGCCCTCCAGCACTTTGATGCGTTGCTCAAGTTTCTTAACGATTGCTTCGAGGTCTTTGATACGATCTAACAGCATATTCTGATATGTGTAGTCGCTCTTGCGGTATGGGGCTGTAATGCCCACGATAGGTCTATCCATATTAACTCCTGTTTAAAAATATTAACGCTTCATTGCTCTCACAAATGCGGCATAACTAGCGGCTGTGTCCCCAAAAGGCAACTTAGCCAACTCGCTTGCCACTTCTTCCAAAACATCATTTCTGATTATTTCTGGATCGATTGCTCTAAGGTTCTCAGTCAAATCTCTGACCAATTCCCTCTGAGCAGTTCCATCGGTGACACCTGTGGCGACTTTGCGTTGTTCAGCAAAATAAGTGGGCTTCTTTATTTCGTCCGTTATGTCAACAAACTCCAAGTCATCAAAGGCATCATCAAGTTTTGTCATTCACGCACCCTTATCGTATCCACTAAGTTCTGTGCCAAATGGTGATCTTTTACCATATTGAAGATCAAAGT